TTTGCTAACCTGCAATCCAAGGAAGAAAGATAGATGAAAAAAGAAGACCTGGCTAACCTAGTTCACGATTATGGTGATGCTGTTATAACTTATAGAAGTGAAAACTCGAATAAGCTAAAGTATAATGTGTGTACATTAGACTTTTCTACCCCCTACATTCAGAATAAAAGTAGTCGCGCAAAAGAAGATAAAACTACTTTGCTGCTGTTTTGTTGGGATACTGATTCGTATAGACTTCTAAAGCCCTCCACTGTTACCAGTGTAGTTCCTCTTGCCTCTGTACTCAAAAACGGAAGGTAGTTATGGACTTATATCAAGCGCCCGAGCTTTACGAAAGAGTGGTACATTACGACTCTGTAAAGGAAGTTCAAATTCGTTTAACTGTGAGCACCTTTCGCGACGTAGAGTATCTTAGTCTACGAAAATACTACTTAGATTTCTTTGAGGAGTGGAAGCCTACTCCTGAAGGTATTTCTATGCCTATAGACTTTTCAAATTCTAAAGAATTATTTATAGGACTTACAGAAATACTGTCTCTCGCAGAGAGTAAAGAGATCATCGAGGAAAATTTCAAGGAACTCATACAGGATATCTATAAATAATTCTTGACAGTTACCTCATTATTCTATATAATATATGTATAAATGAGAGGAGCAACAGTTGAAAGATTTATTAGATAGAGCTAGTGCTGCGTACTATGAAGGCACCCCCATACTATCAGATGAAGAGTTTGATAGGCTAGCAGAAAAGTATTCATATAATAAAGTTGGACACTCTACTTCGGGTGGGATTCCTCACCTCTATAAAATGTATTCGCTACAAAAGTTTTTCAGCCTTGATGGGGTTTGTAATAACTTAGAAGATTATGTATCTACTCCTAAACTAGATGGTGCAGCAGTATCTCTTCTATATGTAAGAGGAAGGCTAGAGCTTGCTTTAACTCGTGGAGATGGTATTAAAGGCCAAGACATCACAGAAAAAATGTCTTACTTAGTTCCTGTAGAAATACTTAATTCAGGAACTATTCAAATTACGGGGGAAGTAGTATGTCCCTCGCGAATTCCAAACGCTCGCAATGTCGCAGCGGGGTCACTAAACCTTAAGAGCATAGACGAGTTCCACTCTCGCCCCCTAACTTTTGTAGCATATGATGTACAGGGAGACATACATCCCGGCCCGTGGACACTGGCAATGCGCTCACTAGAAGTACAAGGTTTTACTTCTGTGTATAAATTCGATGCAACTAACTACCCTACAGATGGTATTGTATACAGAATTAACGATTACAAAGTTTTCTCGGAGATGGGTTTCACCGCTCATCATCCACGAGGAGCTTTTGCTCTTAAGGAGCAGAAGGAAGGGGTAGTAACAACACTCCTTGATGTTGTGTGGCAAGTAGGCAAGAGCGGGGTCGTAAGCCCTGTAGCAATCTTAGACCCTATTCTTATAGGTGATGCTACAATCTCAAAAGCTACTCTTCACAACATTGAATACATACGGGAACTTGATCTAGAGATTGGGTGTCAGGTCGAGGTGATTAGGTCTGGAGAAATTATACCAAGAGTTGTCCGACGAGTAGGTAACCTTGAAAAAAATAATTCTTGACTTTTACCTTAGTTTTCCGTATAATATCTTTTCAACTTTGAGGAAGAACCCGAATGACAGAAATTCAAGCCCCGACACATTGCCCTTCGTGCAGCTCGTCACTTGAATGGTCTAACCATCTACTTTACTGTAGAAATTCTAACTGTTATTCTCAATCAGCTAAAAAGCTGGAGCACTTCGCAAAAACGCTAAAAATTAAAGGGCTCGGCCCTGCCTCCATTACTAAGTTAGGTTTAACTGAGTTAGAGGAGATTTATCAGCTCGAATTAGCGGAAATTTGTGAGAGGCTCTCCTCCGAGAAGTTAGGACATAAACTGTTTGAAGAGATAGAGAAATCTAAAAAAGTTGGCTTAGAAACTTTACTTCCTGCCTTTAGTATTCCGTTGATTGGCAAAACTGCCGCAGAAAAATTATCAAAAGTCTGCAATGGAATTGAAGACATAGACTACGATAGCTGCGCTAAAGCCGGTCTCGGAAATAAAGCGACAGAAAGTTTAGTTTCTTGGCTAAAAACAGAGTTCTACCCTTGGTATGGCGGTGTACTTCCTTTTGACTTTAAGTTTCGCAAAGCCTCTAGTTATGTTAATATTGAACCTAAAGGTACAGTTTGTATCTCGGGCAAATTAAATAGTTACAAAACGAAAGCTGAAGCTACCAAAATTCTTGAGTCATTAGGTTACGTTGTCAAAAGCAGTTTAACAAAAGATGTAGAGATTCTAGTAAACGAAAGTGGTATAGAATCATCTAAAACCCAGAAAGCCAGAGAATCTGGCGTACTTATTGTAAGTAACCTTAAAACTTTTATTTTGGAGAATATATAATGGCAGTCCCTAAGTGGAATGACGAACGCACAACTCAACTCACCTCATACGTAGGTGATGAAGCACCTGTATCACAAGAAACTGTAGCAGGCGCTGCAGAAACTCTTGATACCTCAGCTCGCTCAGTTTCTAGCAAACTTCGCAAGATGGGATACGACGTAGAACTTGCATCAGCAGCAGGCGGCAAAGCCTTCTCAGAAGATCAAGCAGCTACTCTTGCTACTTTCGTAGAAGACAACAGCGGCAGCTACACTTATGCTGAAGTTGCTCAATACTTCGAAAATGGCGCATTTACAGCCAAGCAGATTCAAGGAAAGATTCTGTCAATGGAACTCACTGGCCATATTAAGCCTGCTCCTAAGGTAGAGACTGTGAAAACTTACACAGATGCCGAAGAAGCTACATTTGTTGAAATGGTCAACTCTGGCGCATTTGTAGAGGCTATCGCCGAAGCAATGGGTCGCAGCGTAAGCTCTGTACGCGGTAAGGCACTCAGCCTTCTTCGCTCAGGTGCGATCAATGCGATTCCTCGTCAGGAGAACACCAAGTCTGCAGCGAAAGAAGACCCACTAGCTTCTATCGAAAACATTGCAGACCTTACAGTAGAGCAGATCGCAGAAACGGTTGGCAAGACTGTTCGAGGTGTTAAGACTATGCTAACTCGTCGTGGCATTACTGCTGCGGATTACGATGGTGCAGCAAAAGCACAAAAAGCTGCACAGTAGTATAGTTTTACAGGGTGCTAACTAATTGTAGTTAGCACTTTTTTAGTTGGGTTCGGGAGACCTTAGATTGAATATCGCTAGTGCTTTAATCAAGCAAGTCATTGCATTGCAAGACTTCGAGACTTGGAGCCGTCTGCGAAAGCATTACCTACCTTCAGAGTATGACACTCTATATAAGGTTATCGACTCTCATTGCGATAAGTATCATCAGGTGCCTACATTTGATGATCTTCGCTATGAGATTCGAGATGGTGCTACACGGGACAGGCTCTATGCCATAGAAGGCATAGAAGTGGAGGCAGAGCCTCTACACCTGCTTGAGTACCTAAAAAATGAGTATGCACAAAAAGAAATTCTAGGGTCTCTTGAAACCTATATAGATCAGTCTGTAGCTTTTGAAGATGCAGACGAATCTCTTGCTCATCTTCACCAGATCGTTCTTGATGTAGAAAATAAAGTTGATCTTCAAGACCCAGAGGAGAATATGCAATATATTCCTCTCTTCGATCCAGATGAAGAAGTAAGCAAGTACCTGCCCTTAGGTCTAAACGCTGACTACGACGATAAGATTAAGTTCTCTCCTAGAGATCTTATTCTTGTAGGTGGTCGTCGTGGGGCAGGTAAATCTATAACCTGTGCAAACCTTGCTAATAATGTCTTTGACTCAGGCAAATCCGCAATATATTTCACTATTGAAATGGACAGCCGTCAGATACTTCAACGCTGTGCTTCAATCGCAACGGGGATACCATTCTCTAGGCTCAAGTTAAAAAACTTGAATGTTACTGAGTGGGAGAAAGTAGCTGGCTGGTGGGCTAATCGTTTTGTGGACGGTGAGGAGCGTTTGAAAGAATACAAGCAACACAGAGACTTCGAAAAATTCCATCGTACTCTTACCTCTAGCTGTGAGCTTCTCCCGACTCAACAGTTAGATGTAGTGTATGACCCATCTTTGACCATATCCAAAATCAAAGCGGAATTAGATAAGAAAGTCAAAGCGTTGAATGTAGGTGTAGTTATTGTTGACTACATCAATCAAGTAAAGCGCTCAGCACTCCCTTCTCGAGGCGGCCAGTATGACTGGACTGAGCAGATAGAAGTTAGTAAGGCTCTAAAAGCAATGGCACAGGAATTTGAGGTTCCAATATTTTCTCCGTATCAAACTGATGCTAGTGGAGAGGCTAGATTCGCAAAAGGTATTCTAGATGCGGCAGATGCTGCATATGCATTAGAAACCTGGAGTCCCGAAGATGGCTGTATCACTTTCAACTGCGTCAAGATGCGTAATAATTCTATGGATTCCTTTACCTCTATAATGGAATGGGATTCATTGAAAATCGGTCCAGACTCCTCTCTGTCTCCAAAAGAGAAAGATGAATCAGAGCTTAAGACCGGTGAAGATATTGACGATCTCTAAAATATTTCTTGACACTCCTGTTATTTTTTAGTATAATATACATATTAAATAAATAGCAGGAGTTTTTCTTTATGATGGTTTTTACTGACAATCGCCATAGACCAGTCTCTCGCAATCGTAAAAAACTGCCACCTAAGCCAAAGCGCACCAAGCCTAAGTTTGAAGCCTACGTACCCAAATCCACGGTGTACCGTAGAGATACTAAAGATTATCCTTCTCTAGTTTCCACCTCAGCAGTTCCTACAAAACAAGATGATAGTTACAAGTCGGAAGTATCTAAGCGATATACTCTAGCTCCTGCATATAACAAAGGCGCGTATCAAGTAATTAGTACAGACAATATAGAGGATATAGGTAAGTAATGAAAGTAAAACCAATGATGTCAGAGGACGTGTATAGATTCCTAAAGAATTTAGTAGACCCAGGCAAGTTTGGCCACGCAGTAAGTGCTGAAGTACGGGACGAAGCAAGAGTCCTACTAGGTTTAGGACGTGCTGAAGCAGAGAGTTATAGACCTGTTCAGGAGAACAATAGTTGACAGTAGAAGAGCTACTATCTAAGAAAGGTATTGACTATCATCTAAAAGGTAAAGACCTTTTAGTTAAGTGCTTAAATCCTGAGCATGATGACTCTAACCCTAGCATGCGTATTGACCAAGTAACTGGAATCTTCAATTGCTTCTCTTGCGCGTACAAAGGTAATGTATTCTTTCTATACGGAGAAAAGCTAAATCAGCTACAACTTCGTAGAGACCTGCTAAAGCGCAAGATTTTACAAAAGCGTTCAGAAAGTGTAGGGCTGTCAATGCCTAAAGGTGCAGAACCTTACAGCGGGGATTGGCGGGGTCTAAAACCCGAAACGTATCAAAAGTTTCAAGCATTTCAACATCATGACCCAGACTTTATAGGACGCATTGTATTTCCGGTATTTGACATATCAGGAAATATTGTAGCGTTTAATGGCAGGCATACTACTGGAGGGCTGCCAAAGTATAAAATTAATCCAGTAGGTGCAAAGCTACCTTTCTACCCTCAAGTAAATGCTAGGGATGGTAAAGTAATACTTGTAGAAGGTATCTATGATATGTTAAACTTACATGATAAAGGGTTAACAAACGCAGTATGTTCTTTTGGAACAAAGAATGTAAGTGAAGAAAAACTTCAGATACTGAAGATGCAAGGTGTTGAAGGATTGGATATATTCTTTGACGGAGACGACGCAGGACAAAAAGCAGCAAAAATAATCATTGATATGTGTGAGAGAGTTGGTCTCACTACCAGGAACATCCATCTAGCAGATACTGATCCTGGTGAACTATCAGAAACTAAAGTAATTACATTAGCGAGAAAATTATATGCCTAAGGTTGCATTAATAGAAACCAAACCCAGTAAGACAAATTTCGAGCATGAATTTGATGGAGCTTTCGAGTTCGATCAATTTCAGCTATGTTCAAATCCTACTATCAAGAAGGTACTCAAGCGAGATTGTGATATCGAAGTTGATATCAGTCTTTATGATTGGGTTATCCTAGTAGGTAGTGATGCTCTAAAGTATTTCACTAAAATTAATTCAGTTACCGAATATTCTGGCAAAGTAGTAGAGCAGAAGTTTCTTCCGGTCATTAATCCTGCTATGCTCGCATTTAAGCCAGAGGCTCGTAAGACTTGGGAAGACTCCAAGCAGAGCATTATTGATTTCATCAGCGGAAATAAAGAAGAAGTCTCTGTAGACAGTAGTATTGCTTTTGGTATTCAAGATACTGAAGAAGCAAATGCTTTTATTCAAGCAGCTATTGATTACGACTACACTCACGTAGCTCTCGACTCTGAGACTACTGGTCTTTATCCGCGTGATGGATATATGCTAGGACTGTCCCTATCATATGATGGCGTTAAAGGTGCTTATATTGATACTGAGTGCTTTGACGAAACTACTGAAGCTCTTCTGCAAGAATTGTTTGATAAAAAGACTGTAATCTTTCACAATGCAAAGTTTGACTTAGCTTTCTTTGAGTATCACTTTAACTTCAAGTTTCCACAAATTGAAGATACTATGCTACTTCATTACTTGATTGATGAGAACCCAGGTACTCACGGACTTAAGCAGCTTGCTATGAAGTATACTGTGTACGGGGACTATGAGCAGCCAATGTACGACTGGATTGCAGAGTATCGTAAGAATCACGGCATTCTTAAAGAGCAATTCTCTTGGGACTTAATTCCTTTCGACACAATGAAAGTTTATGCTGCAATGGACTCTCTAGTTACATTTCTAGTATATGAGAAGTTTAAAAAGATCAAGCAAAACAAAAAACTACTTTGGGTTTACGATAACATTCTCATTCCTGGAACTCGTTTCCTGTTGAATGTTCAAGACAACGGCGTTCCTTTCGACCGTCATCGTCTTCTAGTAGGCCAAGAACTAATGCAGTCTGATATTGACACAGCAGTACAAACTCTGTATAAAAATCCTGCAATCTCTCGATTTGAGGAAATAAATGCAAAACCTTTTAATCCTAATAGCACTGTTCAATTGCGTAGTCTCTTGTTTGATTTTTTGGGCTTGCCTCCAACAGGAAAGAAAACTGGAACAGGTGCAAACTCAACTGACGCGGAAGTACTACAAGAGCTATCTCAAAAGTCTGAAGTCCCGGGACTAATTCTTGATATTCGTCAGAAGTCAAAAATCAAGAATACTTACCTAGACAAGATTATTCCTCAACTAGACAAAGACAGCCGTCTGCGTACAGGGTTTAATCTTCACGGTACTACTTCAGGCCGTCTCAGCTCTAGCGGCAAGCTAAACATGCAGCAGCTTCCTCGCGATAACCCTATTGTAAAAGGGTGTATACAAGCTCGCCCAGGACATAAAATTGTTGCAATGGACTTGACAACAGCCGAAGTCTATGTAGCTGCGATTCTTGCAAATGATAAAGAGCTTATGGAAGTATTCCGCTCTGGAGGCAACTTTCACAGTACAATTGCACATAAGGTATTCAAGCTACCTTGTGATGTATCAGAAGTTGCAGATCTGTACCCAGATAAACGACAGGCTGCTAAAGCTGTTACTTTCGGTATTATGTACGGAGCAGGTGCCTCAAAGATTTCTGATGAGGTAACTAAGAGTTCAGGTAAGTTTTTCTCTAAACAAGAAGCTCAAGAAGCTATTAACGACTACTTTGGCGCTTTTCACAAGCTCAAAGATTGGATTAAGCAAAATGAGCGTTATATAGAACAAAACGGATTTATCTATAGTTTTTTCGGTAGAAAGCGTAGGCTGCCTAATGTGGCATCAACTGACAAAGGTATCAAAAGCCATACAATAAGGTCAGGTCTAAACTTTCTAGTACAATCTGCTGCTTCCGATATTAACCTACTCGGCGGCATCGACATGGAATCATATATACGGGCAAAAGGTATGAAAGCTAGAATCTTTGCACTAGTACATGACTCCATTCTTGCAGAAGTTCCAGAAGATGAAGTTGAGCATTATCAAGAAAAGCTACAAGAGTTTATTCAGATGGATAGAGGTTTATCTATTCCTGGTGCAGCTGTTGGGTGTGACTTTGATATTGGCGAAGACTATTCCATGGGCAAGTTCACAGATAAGTACGGCAAGTATCTGTGATAATCACCTACAAAACAATTAATAAAATTATGTTTCCAGTCTTTGAGCTTCCCAGTGAAAACTGGGAGCTTGCAGACGGGCTTCTATTCCTCGAAAATGAGATAATAGATGACAAAAACATGGTGGGAGAAACTCTAGGGAAGAGACGGTTGCAAAGCCCTTTCGAAATGAAACCCTTGAGGCGCTCCATAGGTAGTTTTGTAGGAATACTAAAGCAGTCAAGAAACACATTTATAGATTCTAACGGTGTTCCATTTATATACCAGAAAACAAAAGTGTGTCCCTTGAAATATCTTAAAATAACGAAGATAGTAAGAAGAGATGTAGCTTCCTTAGTATATGTTAAAGAATCTGTTTCTCCTTTTACTGTACCAAGACCGCCTGCCCCTGAAATGATATGGGCAGGTATATTGCATCTTCACGGACTTCCTTGGGAGTTATACGAATACTCTGAAGTTTGTAAAAAGAGTACTCGGAGAAAAATATAAATGGCAAAAAAGAATAGACTTGTAGCAGCAGCAAACTTAACGTTACAGGAAATTGAACCTCTAACTAAAAATCAATTGAAAGCCTTCGAAAGTGATAAACACTTAGTTCTTCATGGTGTGGCAGGTACAGGTAAGACTTTTATATCGTCTTACTTAGCCTTTGACGACATATTGAAGAACGAGTACTCTAGCTTAGTAATAATTCGCAGCGCAGTTCCTACTAGAGACATTGGATTTCTCCCTGGCAATGAAAAGGAAAAATCTTCTGTATATGAAGAGCCATATAAAGATATTTGTATTGAGCTTTTCCAGCGAGGGGATGCCTATGAAATACTAAAACAAAAAGGATTAGTTCATTTTATGACTACTTCTTTCATTCGAGGAGTAACATTACGAGATGCAGTAGTTTTAATTGATGAGTGCCAGAATATGTCATTTCATGAGTTAGACTCTATAATTACTCGTATGGGACACGGTTGCAGGGTCATCTTTTGCGGAGACTTCCGTCAAGCTGATTTAGACAAAAACGGGATTAAGGAGTTTATGCGCGTACTAAAAGCAATGGGCGAGTTTACGCTAATAGACTTTGAAGCCGGTGATATAGTACGTAGTGATTTCGTCAAAAAGTATATTATAGCTAAGGCAGACCTAGGACTATGAAAGCAGTTTTAAGCAATAGGATATTTATGGATTGTACCCCTGAACTTCAGGCATCAATTGATAAAGAATTAACCTATAAGATACCTTCATGGAACGCTGATGAGCCTCCTCAGGTCATCAAGAACATGGGTATTATTAAAAAAGGATTAATTACTATTCCTATTGGCAGAACTGATTTGATACCGGACGGGTATGAAATAGTTGATAAAAGACTTCATGTTGAAGCAGACTTTCCTGAGTTCAAATTTGATCTCAGGGAAAGTCAGCAGAAAGTATATGACGAAATTGAAGATAACGCTATTATTAATGCTTGGGTAAGCTGGGGCAAAACCTTCACGGGGTTGGCCATCGCAGGAAAACTAGGGCTAAAGACTTTAGTTGTAACGCACACAGTAGCTCTACGAAATCAATGGGCAAAGGAAGTAAAGAAAGTCTATGGATTTGAGCCAGGCATTATTGGTAGTGGAAAGTTTGAGCTAGATAAGCCTATAGTAGTAGGCAATACTCAGACACTATACCGAAATATGGACAAGATTCGTAAGGAATTTGGGACAATCATCTTAGACGAGATGCACCACGTAAGCAGCCCAACTTTTTCCAGAATTTTGGACATAAGTCACGCAAGGTATAAGATTGGATTGTCAGGAACAATTGAGAGAAAGGATGGAAAGCACGTAGTCTTTTGCGATTACTTTAGCTCTAAGATATTTAAGCCCCCGAAAGAAAACTTTATGACCCCTGTAGTGCATATTGTGCGCTCAGATATACGGTTTATGGACGGTGCAAGGACGCCTTGGGCAAACAGAGTAACACATCTTGCAAATAACGAAGAATATCGTCATACTGTAGCAATGCTAGCGGCAGCTTATGCGCAAAGAGGGCATAAAGTTCTTGTAGTAAGTGACAGGGTGGGCTTTTTACGGAGTTGCGCCGAACTGACAGGAGAAAAAGCAGTTTGTGTTACGGGCGAGGTCACGCATGAGGAAAGAGAAAAGCTTGTGGATGGAATTCTATACGGGGATAAGAATGTACTCTACGGAACTCAAGCAATTTTTTCAGAAGGTATCTCAGTAAACAACTTAAGCTGTCTAATACTAGGTACGCCTATTAATAATGAGCCTCTACTAACTCAATTGATAGGTCGAGTAATAAGACTTCAGGAAGGAAAGAAAGACCCTGTGATTGTAGACATACACCTAAAAGGCAACACTGCTACAAGGCAAGCCTCAAATAGAATAGGTTGCTACATGAAGCAAGGTTACAAAATAACTGAGATTTAAAAAATAGTTCTTGACAAAAAGGTAAAAGTTTAGTATAATAATGTTATTATTCAACTGGAAGAAAATATACGATGCAGCAGGAGGCTCTAGTACAGAGGCTTTTCGCATCTTCGAAATGCTCACAAAGAGTAAAATTCCGAATAATAGGTATGATAAGATTTATAAGTATCGTAATACCGATTTTACTGGACGCAGTTTTTTAGTACATCCCGATGTGTTACTATTTAACTCGTATCAGTTTAGCCACCGTGAAATCGCGGTATACCTTTCGATAGCTAGCCTTCGCAAATTACCGCATTGGATAGCTACGAAAGACACAACCTTAGACTTGCTTCATGTACCAGATGAAGATGTAGTCCTAGAATCAATATATGAAAGCAGACTACTTTATATCGAAAACCGCAAGGTACATTTCGTTTATGAAGAAGCCCCAATGGAGAAACATTAAAAATGGCAATATCATTTAACCAGCAAAAAGGTTCAGCACAAAAAAGCAGCATCGAGACTTTCTCTTTTCGAGACGGCGATAACAAGATGCGTATCGTAGGCGACATTCTGGCTCGCTACGTTTACTGGATTGAAGGCGAAAACGGCAAGAACATTCCTCTAGAGTGTTTGTCTTTTGATCGCAACAGTGAGCGTTTCACTAATATAGAGAAAGATTGGGTTCGTGAGTACTACCCCGATCTCAAATGTGGCTGGAGCTACGCGTGCCAGTGCATTGATCCTGCTGATGGTAAAGTCAAAGTAGTAAACTTAAAGAAGAAGCTGTGGGAGCAAATCATTACTGCCGCAGAGGACTTAGGCGATCCAACAGACCCTGAAACAGGCTGGGATGTATGTTTCAAGCGTGTCAAGACGGGGCCCCTTCCCTACAATGTAGAGTACCAACTACAAGTGCTAAAGTGTAAAGCTCGACCACTCGATGACGCTGAACGCTCTGCTATTGCAGACCTCAAGTCTATGGATGAAGTAATGGCTCGTCCTACTCCTGATGCTCAGAAAGAGCTTCTTGATCGTGTTCGTGCTCCTTCACAAGAGCAAATGGACGAGAGCCTTGAGGAAGAGTTTAATATCGGATGATATTATTCACAGCAGACTGGCATATTAAACTAGGTCAAAAGAATGTGCCACCTGCTTGGGCATTGAACAGGTATCATCTATTTTTTGAGCAAATTAAAGAAATAGAAAAAACCTGTTCGATGCACATAATAGGTGGAGACTTATTTGACCGATTGCCTACTATGGAAGAGCTAGAACTGTACTTTACGTTTGTTCGTAAAGTACAGATCCCTACCATAATCTACGACGGTAATCACGAAGCAACTAAGAAAAGTAAGACTTTCTTTAGCCAACTAAAACAGGTTACTAGAGATATAAACCCTTTAGTAAATATCATAGATATATCTTACGTTGATAAAGACTTAGGCTTCGGCATACTGCCTTACACAGAACTCCATAAAAAAGGTAGTATAGATCACTTTGATAAAAGAAAACCTCTGTTTACTCATGTACGGGGAGAAATACCTCCACATGTTAAACCTGAGATAGACCTAGACGACTTATCAGAGTTCCCAGTAGTTTTTGCAGGGGATTTACATTCCCACTCAAACACTCAAAGAAATATAGTTTACCCCGGCAGTCCAATGACTACTTCTTTTCATAGAAGTAAAGTCTCAACGGGGTATCTACTCATTGATGAAAACTCTTGGAATTGGCTATGGGAAGAATTTACTCTTCCACAGTTAATTCGTAAAACAGTAGCCTCTACAGAAGAAATGGTTGAAACTGAGTATGACCATACAATCTATGAAATAGAGGGCGATATTCAAGAATTAGCATCAATTAAAAACTCAGACTTACTTGACAAGAAGGTAGTAAAACGAAACTCTGAAGCAACTCTTATCATGGAAAAAGATATGTCCATTGAGGAAGAGCTATCAGAATATCTAAACTACATACTTGGAATAAGTGAAGAAAAAATATCTGGAATACTAGGCACATTTAATGATTACTCTCAAAAAGCTCAAATGGAATAACTGCTTCAGCTATGGAGCAGACAATGAGATAAACCTAGATGACAGTACTCTTACTCAGATAATCGGAACAAACGGAATGGGCAAATCGTCCATTCCGTTGATTATCGAAGAAGCTCTATACAATAAAAACTCGAAAGGAATCAAAAAAGCTGATATACCTAATCGTTATGTAAATAACGGTTATGATATATACTTGTCTTTTCAAAAAGAAGATTCGTTATACGAGATCACTATTAATAGAAAAGTCAATATAAAAGTAAAACTAGAAGAAAATGGGGTAGATATCTCTAGCCACACGGCTACGAATACCTACAAAAGTATTCAAGAAATTCTAGGTATTGACTTTAAGACTTTCAGTCAATTAGTTTATCAAAATACTAATAGTAGTTTGCAGTTTTTGACAGCTACAGATACCAATCGCAAGAAGTTCTTAATTGACTTATTGCATTTGGAAGAATATGTGCAGTTGTTCGAAGTTTTTAAGGAAGCCGCTAAGAATACAACGGCTGCTTTAACGAGTATAGAATCAAAAATAGCAACTATTGAAAAGTGGCTTTCTGACAATAAATTGAGTGATACTACCATACTTCCACTGTTAGAAGTTGAAATTGATACGGAAGAAGATGAGAAAGAGCTGCGTTCTCTCACAATGGAACTTCAAAATATTTCAGAAAAAAATAAGAAAATTTCAGCAAACAATAAATTTATAGAAATACTGAGTGGTATTGATATAGATGAAGCAAATAAGATTAAAGCTACTGAAATACTTTCTTATGATGCCTTACAATCTGAGGCAGGCAGCCTTAAGGGGACTGTAACAAGTTCTAAAGCAGCATTAACAAAGTTGGAATCTCTAGGACACAACTGTCCTACGTGTGAACAATCTATAGACGCTGATTTCAAGCAAGGACTAATTGATCTTGAAAAAGCAAGGGCTACAGAAGCCTTAGAGAAATTAAAAAATGAAATTAATCCAGAAATTGAAAGAATTAAAGCTAACAATGCAGAATATGAGCGCAAAACAAATATTGAGCAAGATTGGCAAAGGGTTTATAAATCTATTGACCGCAATCTTCCTAAGACTCAAGTGGATAGGGAAGAGCTTGATGGAAGGATTCTTGGAGTTCAGAGCCGTATATCAGATGCAAAAAACCAGTTGGCAGATATCTCAGCAGAGAATGAAAGACGAACAAGACGAAACACAAGAATCCAAGTAATAGAAGAGCAAACACAAGAATTTGTAGATCAGCTAAATGAAGCAGAAACTATATTAGCAGAAGAGAGTACTCTAAATTCTAATTTGGAAATTCTGAAGAAAGCATTTAGCACAAACGGACTTCTTGCCTATAAGATAGAAAATCTTGTAAAAGAGTTAGAAGAGCTTGTAAACGCCTACTTAGGCGAGTTATCTGACGGTAGATTTACTTTAGAGTTTGTAGTGTCAAATGATAAGCTAAATGTACAAGTAACAGATAATGGAAATATTATTGATATACTAGCTTTATCGAGCGGTGAGCTGGCAAGAGTTAATACTGCGACTCTTCTAGCTATTCGAAAGCTAATGAGTAGTATATCTAAGTC